CCCGGCGCCGCGGCCGAACAGATCAGCGAAAATATCGCCGATATCATCGAACCCGCCCGTGGACTGATACTGATAGGATTGTCCCTGCGCGCGCTGACCGCCGGACCGGGCTGCGCCGCCCGCGAAGCCGCGCGGATTGCCATCAGCGTCGATTTCGCCGCGGTCATAGCTGGCGCGCTTTTCAGGGTCGCTCAGCAGGTTGAACGCGCTAGTGGCTTTTTTGAAGGTCTCTTCGGCGGCCTTGTCGCCCGGCTTGACGTCAGGATGATTCTCCTTGGCCAAGGTCCGGTAGGCCTTGCGGATTTCATCTTTCGTGGCCGTCTTAGAAACGCCCAGGACTTTGTAAGGGTCCACCGCCAAGCCGTTCGCGCCTCTTTCACAGGGATTGCCTCTCAGCGTCTAGAAATAATCGCTGGCGGGTCAGAGATAAAGCACCCTGTCTGCTGGCGCGCCGCGGCCATAGGCCTGCGAGATCTGATAAACTAGGACATGAATCGATTGGACCGGCCCGCCGAATATGGCGGTTTCCTCTGCTGCGGTCAGCAACACGCTGGGTGAATTGGCGATCAGCGTGGCCTCAACGGAGCCGCTATCCAGAACATCCACCTCGTAGGCCTCATCGGCTTCGCCGAGCGGGATATCGACGGCCGCCCAGTCTTCCCCGTCAATTCGGGAGCGCCGCCGCCAGCTGATCTGCACGCCTTCGCTTTCTCTCTTTACGCGCAGGTGCACGGGTGAAAAGGGCCGAAGCCCCCGCCCCAGCCATAGCGCCGTCAGATGCGTGGCGCTGTCAGAGACGGGCGTCAGCCCCTCGGCCGCTGCGCTTAGCGCGATATCCGCTCCGCGGGCCAATCCCTCCGTATCGAGAGGCGCAAGCCGGTCATCCAGCACGACGATGCGTGACCCGGCCGGCGTGACGCCCGACATGGCCGCATCGCTGCCAAACTGGCCGCGCAATAGCCCGCGCAGCTCATACACGCCGTCTGACACGAAGATCGCTTCACGCGCCTGAAAGGCCTCCCACTCTCCGCCGGGCGTCTGCACGGCGAAACGGTTCGCGCCATTGAGAACGGCCAGACGGTCAGCCGAAGCCAGCGCGCCGGAGTAAACCCTGACCTGGATGCGATTGCCGTCATCCCAGCGTCCGATCGCTCCGGGATAAAGGTCCCACAGCGTTTCGCCCATCACGGCCGGCTCGCGCAGAACAAGGCGGCTATCGAGTGAATCGGCGTCTGGACCGGCCCAGACGCTTAAGCGGCCCGGCCAGGGTTTGGCGCGCGCGGCGACGAGCGGCTGATCGTCCTGCCGGCCTGCGATCGGGAATGCGCCGTCGATAAACACAAGGGCGGGCGGCGTCGGCTTACGCACCCAGGGCTGCAGCACGCCCGGATCCGGTCCCGCCACGCCGCGCGTGGCGGCCTCAACCGCGCCGGACAGGGCGATTTCGCGCGCGGAGCCCTCGGTGATGGACGCGACACGCCAGTCGCGCCCCAGGCAGGACGCCAGATCGCCTGTCTCCAGGGCTGGCGCGGATGGCGGCAGTCTTAGGCGAAGGGACCAGCCTTCAGCCAAGGCTTCGCTGAGCGCGGTTTGTGCGATATCGGCCGCCTGCCGCGCGTCCATCAGGAGCGGCGCGTTAAGCGTCACAGACTGTTCGTGCGTGAGATCGCGATTCAGCGCCGAAGCCGCGCCGGGCTGCATCTCTTTGCTCTCGTCAATATAGCGAACCACGGCGTCGCGCGGATGATCGCCCGGTTGCGGGCGCTGAAGTCTGAAGAGGTCGCCAGAGTCCGGCAACAAAGCCGCGTCGAGATCAATCGGCCCGAAGTCCAGAGCGGCGGCGCGGGAAAGAAAGTGCGCCGCGTCCGGCTTGTCGATCATGTCGAAGCGATACGCCTGCGCCAACGGCGCCAGCGCGTCTCGGCCCGGCATCGGTCCAGGCAGGGCGTATCCCGCGACCAGACCCTCAAGAGCGCTGACATCGATCGCCGTCAGACCGGCGCGGGCGGTCACGTCGATCACGACATCGGCCAGCGTCACCCGCCCGACCCGGCCCGTCAGCCAATGCCCGAGACGCCAATTCCCGCCATCGGTCCAGATATCGGTGCGCGCGGGAAAGTCCGGATACGGGCGCGCATCCCAGGTCCAGACATGCGCCCCGGACATGTCCAGCATGCGCCCGGCATACTGGCTTGAGACCGGGTTATTGCCTGCATTTGGGTCCCAATAGATCAGCATGGCTTCTATGTATCGGCGCTGAATCAGATCATCGCGATCGCCGGTCGAGTAATAGGGAAAAAAGGATTCCGAGCTTTTCGGGTCATAGAAGACGTTCGGCTGATTGGCGCCCTTGTCGATCGCCGGGCAGCCGATCTCGGTGAAACGGATCGGCTTGGATTCGGGCTGCCAGGCCGTCGCCGATGCGCTGCGGACTCCGCCCGGCCGGTCGTGATGGGCCAGACCCCACCAATTGCGCAAATCCTTATAGCGATAGACATGCGGCTCGCCATAGGCGCCATCGGTGATGTCGGTTCGCGCCTGAGCGTCGCGGTCGGTGCTGGATGCGTAATACCAATCGAATCCTTCCCCGCCCTCGACTTGGGCGGTCAGGTAATCCAGCCGGTAGATGGATGGCGAGAGGTCAGCGTCGAGATGTTCCGATCCGTCCCGCCAGTCCGATAGCGGGCCGTACCAGTCAATCCCTACAAAGGCGACGTCGTCAGACGCCCATAGCGGATCAAGGTGATGGAAGACATCGCCGGTCCCGTCCTGCGGCTGATGGCCAAAATACTCGCTCCAATCCGCGGCATAGGAAATCTGGGCTGACGGCAAGACGGATTTGACGTCTTCGGCCAGCGTCACGAACTCATCGACAGCGGGATAATGATCGGCGCTGTCGCGCACTGTGGTCAGTCCGCGCATCTCCGAGCCAATCATGAAGGCGTCCACGCCCCCGGCCAGCTTACAAAGATGCGCGTAGTGCAGGATCATCCGGCGGATCGACCACTCGTCCGGGCCGTTATAGACCGGCTCACCTGTGCCGATCGCGAAATCGTCCACGGCCGCCACGCCGAACAGGGCCGCGACCTGATCGCCGGCGTCGGCCGTCTTGTCGACCGTGCCGGCCTGTCCCGCCGCCGGATCGCAGGTGATGCGGCCACGCCAGGGAAAAGGGGGTTGCTCATCGCGGCCATAAGGATCGGGCAGGCCGGACGATGCCGGAATATCCATCAGGATGAAGGGATAGAACACGACATCGAAGCCGCGTTTTTTCATCTCGGCGATGGCGTCGATGACGGACCAGTCGGCGGGCGTTCCGCCATAGGCCGGTCTGTTGTCGATGCGGGAGACCAGATAGGCGGTGTCGCGCGTCTCCCCGCCTACCCGCCAGACATCCGGGGTGGTCGCTTTTTCCTGAAACTCGACGCCGGGGCGGATCTGGCATTGCCCGGCCCTTAAGTCAGTCCCGAACCAGGAGACCACGAAGGTGATGGACCGGCAGTTGGGCAGCTGCGCTTCCAGATCGTCCAGCGCAGCGATGATATCGGGATCGCCCCGCGAATTATTGACGTTTTCGGCCTGGCGTTCGCCTTCTCCGGTCAAATGATAGATTGGCTGCGTGGCGTAGGAGAACTCGCCAGAGCTGGGGATCAGCGCAACGCCCTGCACCAGCGTCTCAAGACGCGGAGGGCTGTGGGGCTGCTCCGGGGGGATTCGGTTGACCTCGACCGTCAGGTTCGGAACCCGGTTGCCGAATGGCTCAAGGTCCAGATCCTCGAACACGATATACGCCGTGCCGCGAAACGCCGGCGCATCAGCGCTTTCGATCGCCTGGATCAGCGGGTCGGGCGTCTGAGTCTCATCACCGCGGTAGACACGCCAGGTCGCGCTGGACACATCCATCAGCGCGCCGTCCGCCCATATCCGTCCGACACTGTCGATCGGCCCTTCGCCCAGACCCACGGCAAAACTCAGCGAGTAGGTGAACTCACGAACGGTTGGGCCGCCCTTGCCCGCCTGACGGTCGCGTTGCGATTCCACAAAGCGCGCCGCCCAGATAACCTGACCGGCGAGCCGCGCCTTGCCGTAGACCAGAGCCATGCCCGCGCCTTCTGTGGAGCGCTGCAGTTGCAGCTCTTCCAGACGCGGGCCCTGGATGTCGCTGGCGAATAGCGCGCTGTCGACAGCGGAGCCGGCCAGGTCGCCGGCAAACCCGCCTATCGTCGCGCCGCCAACGCTAAGGCCGAACGCCGACACGCTGCCCGGCAGCAATGCGCCGCCAATGGCCGAACCAGCCGCGCCAAGAACAAGAGAGGCCATAAGGGTCAGTTTCCTTTGGGATGCGGAAATGCGTAAGCGAAGGCCGCGCGCCGCCGCCACCAGGGCGTGAGCCAGGTTTCGGTGACCGCGCGGCCCCAATAGGCGTGCAGGATCCGGCCGTCCTCGAGCCCGCCATGGGACAGGATGGCGCAATGCTTGGCCGGGGCGTGACGGGCGATGCGAAACAGCAGAACATCGCCTGGGCGGGCGCTTGCCAGGCTGACCTCGGTCAGATGACGATCGGCCGCCCTTTTCAGCGTTTCCTCACCGCCGCGTTCGGCCCAATCCGGCGTGTAGGCGGGCGGCGTCTCAGGCTCCGCGCCATAGAGCGCGCGCCACACGCCGCGCAGATAGCCCAGGCAATCCGCCCCTTCGTCTTTCACGCTGGCCTGATGGCGATACGGCGTCCCAAGCCAGTCGCACGCCTCGGTCAGAATGGCGTCGCGCCAGACAGTCTCGGTCATCGCCTAGCCGTCCAGGCCCCGCGAGCCGCCATCGCTTTCTTCATCGCTGCGCGGGCCCGCCGTCAGCACGTCATTGCCGGGCATGTAGGGGAAGCCTCGAAAATTGACGGCGTTGGCGAACTTGGCTTTGCAAGTGGAAAAGCGCTTGTCGCAACCGGCCGTCACGCTGAACGCGTCATCAGGCTCAGCCAGGGCGGGCATCGCCCGCCGCAGCGTGATGATTGTTCCGAAATGGCGTTCGACTTCAAAGGACTGACCTGCATGGGCGCCGCTCGCCCAAGTCAGCCGGCCCTGCGTGAACCACCCATCCTCAAAACTCTCCAGCCCTGAGACGATCAAGGTTCGCGCGTTCTGCACTTCGAGCACCGCGCCTGAGCCCATCAGAACGCCCGGCGTGAAACTCACGCCGCACCGCGCATCGCCAATATCGGCGTCACAGGTCCTTGTGAACACCCGGCCAACGGACTGAGTCAGGCGATGAGCCCGGCTCCTCAGCTCGGCTTCAAAACGATATTGCCCGCGCCTGATCTGACCGAACACGCCCGTCCAAACCGCATAGCGGTCATCGGTGTCAGTCCAGTCCACGCGAAACAGCTCAGCCTCCGCCTCGTCCCAAACGCCGGCGTCCAGATCGGCTTCGGTGATCACCTCATCGTCCAGCGCGCCGAACGCTTCGCTGGCGTCGACGGCAAAGCCGAGCTCGACTGGCGTATCCTCGGCGTTGAACGCCGCATTCGGCGAATAGGTCAGCCCATCAAAGCTCAGCGGCGCGTCATGGCTGGTGAAGCCGAACGCCTGACCGTCACGGCGCGTGACGCGCCAGCACCAGCACAGCGTCGTGACGCCGCTTTCCAGCTTGTCCTGAAGCGCGGCGGGGAGGGATCTCATCGGGTTTCTCTCGGATTTGGATCAGGGAATGATCTCGATCAGCGGCAGGCTCACCGCCTGACCGGCCTTGAACCCTTCAATCGACAGATCCAGGCGGTCGGTTGCAAAGCGCGCTGGCGTGTCGAAGGCGTAGCCGGCGCTCAGCACCGCCCCGACCGCCAGATCGGCGTTCAGGACGATCGCGCCCGACGCGGCGTCCAGCGTGTAATCGGCAGGGTCCAGCGCAGCTCCATCCACGGCCAGCATCACTGTGCCCGAAACGGGTTTGTGAATGGTCCGGACCCAGCCCTCGCCCGCGTGCTGATAGGTTTTCGACAATTGGTAATCACGGGTTTCGCCATCGCCTATGCCGATGGTCTGATCGGTCATGCCGGGGGTCTGGCCGGGCGGACAGCTTTTGTGGTCCAGCGGATCCTTGAAACGAAACCCGTGCAGCGCCCCGCGCCGTGCTTCAAAGAACTCAATAACCGCGTGCAAATCATCCAGCGTCTTGACGCCGCCGCCGGCATCCCAGCGCCGGCGCGAGTGCGCCCAGGGCGTATTCCGCTCCTCACGGCCCGAGGCCAGCGTGACGATTTCAGTCCGCCGCTCCGGCCCGCCGCTGGCGCCCAGGCTGACGGCGAAGGGAAACAGCGTTTCGTGGAAAGCCGCCATGATTTCAGAGCCTCCTCATGCCTTGCGCGGCCGCGCGGGCGATTTGCCGCGCAAGCGCCGACTCGCTGACTCGCTCCACGCCGCCAACGCCGGGTAGCGTCACATTGACCGTCACGTTGGAGCCCGCCCCTCCCAGTGATCCGGCGCTGGCCGGGCGAAACACCTCCGGACCGCGTTCGCCGACCAGATACGCCCCGCCCGGCAAAACAGGACCGCCCTCGGCCCGGGCGCCGGCGAATGGCAGGGCTGATGCCAGGGCGTCCGCTAAATTGCCCAGCGGCGCCCGGACAAACCGCTCCAGCGCCAGGGATGACAACTCGGCGGCGATCGCCTGCCCCATAGCCCGAAACGAAAACTCGCCGCTCTTCGCCGCGCCTGTTAGAGCAGCCTCGATTTCTGAGCCCGCGCGCTGGAAAGCCTGGGCGATCAGCTCGGCGGACTCCTGCGCCGGACCCGTGGCCAGGGCGTCCAGAGCGTCCGCCGCAGCCTCGGTCTGCGCCGATATGGTGTCCGTGGCGTCATTCATTGTCATCATCCTGTCGGTCTGGATATCGGCGCATCAGCGCGCCGAGATCTGTTTGAGTCATGCCGGGCTCAGCTGCGGTCAGGGCGCGCCATTCCGCGATGGACAAAGCCCAGAACGCGTCCGGGCTGAGGCCCAGCGCCACGGCCCGGCGCAGGGCCGCCGCCCAGTACGGTTTCATGCGAATCCCGCGCGGATCGCCGCGACCGCCGCGCGCGCCGCCTCGGCCGGCTTCACAGCCAGCGGGGCGTCCTGACTGGCCAGCTCGCTTTCCCCGCCGCCACGCAGCAAGGCGCGGATGACGGTGTCCAAGTCTGCGGCCGACATGCGGCTCAAACGGCCGCCAAGCGCCTCCAGCCCGTCGCAGTCAAACGCGGCCTCCAACTCGGCCAAGGCGCCTAGAGTCAGGCAAAGCCGGGCGGTCCGGCCGCCAATGGTCAGCGCAATGTCGCCGCGAGCCGGATTGGTCATTCCGCCGTGAACCCGATCGCCCCGGCGCTGGCCAGCGTGAGCGCATATTGCGCTTCGCCGTCGAACTGGCCGGAATATTCCAGGGCCGCGATCTGGAAGAGACCTTCCAGCACGCCGAAAACCGGGATCACGATCTGGAAATTGCGCGCCTGGCCGTTGAAGAACACGCTGCGCGAGGTTTCGTCGGAGGCCTGATCGCGGAAAACGCCCGAGCCCGAAACACTGGCCGATTTAACGCCCGCGCCAGGCAGCAATTCTCGCCAGCCATCGGCGCTATCCGCGTCGGTCGCGTCCACAGTTCGCGCGTTCAGGCTGATGGTGCGGGCGCGCAAACCCGCCAGGGCGGCGTAACTCTCCGGCGCGCCGCCATCACCGATTTTCAGCAAGATGTCCTTGCCCTTCTGAGCGGTCATATTGGATGTCCTTTATCTAGCTTTCAGTCACAGCGCGCAGCCGGATCAGGCCTTGAAAGGTGCGCCCGTCGCTTTTCAGCGTGTCAGCGTAAACCACGCGCAGATTGACCAGCGCGCCCTCGCCAAGGGTGAGGTCCGCGTCATGCAGAGCCGCACGTATCGCCTCGACGCCATTGGCGGCCTCCTCGCGCCCGCCGGACCGCGAATAGACCAGCAGCGTCAGGCGATGCTGGATCAGCCCGTCCGGGAGCGTTTCGGAGCGCGTCTGGCCATAAGAGGCGAAGGGGAAGATCGCATCACGCGGAGGGCGGTCCCAGATCCGTGGCGGATCGCCGAACAGGGCCGTGACCCCGCTATTGGCGGAGAGCGCGTCATGAATCGCGCTTTGGATAGAGAAGAGCGCGCTCATTGCTCTGCCTCGCAGGTCAGGATCAGCTCGCGCTTGCGTCCGTCCGGGTCGAGGACGGCGGTGATGCGCCGGGCCAGCCCGTCCCAAACGGCGCGCCAGCCGGGCGCGACATCATCGCGATGGCGAATACGCAGCGTCTGGGCTTGCGTGGTCCGAAGCGCTTCGAGCGCGCCTGCCTCTCCGCCGGGGCTGGCGGATATCTCCGCCCACACAACGTCTTCGACGACATAGACGGTTTCCGACCCGCCGCCGGGAGTGTCTGACCTGACCGGGCGCTCAAGGCTGACCCGCCGGTTCAACGGCGCTCTCACAGCCGCCCCCGGACATAGGGCGCAAGCAGGGCCTGAACCGATAGCGGCGCAGGCTCCTCGCCGCGCCCCTCATAGGCTTGCGCGGTCAGCTCACGGATGGCCTGACGAAGTGGCTCGGGCGCATCGCCCGGGTCTTCGCCATATCCGGCGCTGAATTCGATCTCGATTCCGCCCGCATCCCGTTTCTGGCGCGGCCAAATTCCTTTCAGCGACACCAGGCGCGCGGGATCGCTTTTCAGATCGGCGTACCAGTCGGCGGACGGTAGGATCTCCGCGACGCCATTGGCGTCGATCAGGCGAATTTCATGCGCCTCGGTCACGGGCGACACGGGCAGAGCGTGCTGGGACGCGCACGGCCAGTAATCGCGCACCTCGACAACACGGCGCGTAATCAGGGCGCGCCCTGTCAGCGCCTCGACGCGCTGGCGTGCGGACTTGATCAGTTCGCCGATCAGGTCGTCCTCATCGGTGTGATCCACCCGCAAATAGGTCTTCGCTTCGGCCAGGCTGAGAGGCTCCTGCGCCGGCGGCGTGATGATCTGTAGGGTCATAAAAACAACCCGGGAGACGGCGATGCGCCTCCCGGGTTCTCCAGGCTCAAAGGGGACAGGTTGGCTGGCTCAGGACGTTCCGAATTTCAGCAGCTTGATCGCGTCGAAGTCCTGAACGCCGCCGCCCACGCGCTTGGTCGTGTAGAACAGGACGTATGGCTTGGCGCTGTACGGGTCTCGCAAGACCTGAACGCCCTGCCGGTCCACGATCAGATAACCGCGGCGGAAATCGCCGAACGCGATGGCGTACTCGTCGGAGGCCACGTCCGGCATGTGTTCGGACTCGGTGACCGGATAACCCAGCAGGCTGGATAGCTGACCGGGCTGAGTCGCCGGCTGCCAGACATAGTTGTCGTCCGCGTCCTTGAAACGCCGTACGGTCGACAGGGTGGAGCGGTTCATGACGAACCGGCCCTCGCTGCGGTAGCCTGCCTTGGGCGTGTAGATCAGCTTGATCAGGTCATCCAGCGGGTCCGAGGCGGCGAAGTCGCCGTCAGCCCCCGTGGCCAGATAGCCCAGCTCGCCCCAGACCTCGGTCCCGTCCGCCTTGGCGGTATAATCGAGAAAGCCTTTGGGCTTGTTGGTGCCATTGCCGGTGACGAAGGCCTCGCTCTCCTGAGCGGCGAACACGTCGCGCACTTCCTCGGCGAGCCATTCGTCAATATTCACCAGCGCATCGTCCAGCAGCGCCGTGGTCGCGGCCGGCATGGCGTAGAGCTCAGCCGCCGGGAACTCCAGCAGATCCATTTGCGGACTGTCCGTCTCGTCGCGCGCGCCGGTCTCAGCGGCCCAACCCGACGTCGCCCCGCCGATGCTGACAGGCTTCTTGAACGTGCCTGAAGAGACCTGACGCACGGTCGCGGCGGCGCGGATCGGCGAGACCTCGGCCAGACGCGTGTCGATGAAGGCTTCCAGTTCGCCCGGCACGACATAGCCGCCGTCCGGGTCAGACCCTTGCGAGAGCGCCTTGACCTGGATCAGGGCCGATGGATCGCCCCGGCGCATATAGGTGTCGAAAGCCTGTTTGGCCTCGCTGGGTTAACCCGCGCTGGCGCGGTCCAGAATTGGGCGCGCGCCGCTCATGGCCAGGCGGTCGATCGCGGTTTTCTGTTCGACCAGCGCGCTATCAATGCGGCGGATCTTGTCCTCCAGCAGCGGATCGCTGGTTGATTTGCGCTCCAGCTCCGCCAGGCGTTGATCATTGGCGCGTTTGAACGCCTCAAACGCGCTCAGTAAATCGCCTTGCGCGGCCTTGATTTCCGGCGAGACCGCCGCCGTTTTCGTCTCCGAAGTCACATTCGGTCCTTTCATGATGGGTTTTGGATATGAAAAAGGCGGCCCTTTAAGCCGCCTGCGTCGCCGCCTCTTCGATGACGCGCAATCGCGCGCCCGTAAGCATGGGGAAGGTGACGATCGAGACCTCCCACAAATCGAGCTCCAGCAATTCGCGCCCCGTCCCAAGCGGACGCGCCCGCACGGGGCGATATCCAATGGACAAGCCGTCCACTGCGCCGGCGCTCACCAGAGACAGGGCCATGTCGCCGCGCGCCCCTGACGCGCTGATCTCGCCCTCGACATAAAGTCCGCGCTCATCCTCGCGCAGGGAGGTCCACACGCCGACCGGTTCCGAGGCTTCATGCTGGTAGAGCATGCGCACGCCGGACGCGCCGCGCTGGATCAGGGATGCGGCGAACGCGCCGGGGCGCACGACATCGCCGGCCATATCAACCTCATCGAATAGCGAGGCGTAGCCCGCGATTTTCAAACGCGCATTCATTCGCGCTTCTCCTCCTCTAGTCTTGATTCAATCCGTTCCAGCGCCGCGCGCATTTGTGCGGTGTTGGCCTCAATCCGCGCCAGGCGTTCACCGAAGGGCCGGGTCTCGGCCGCCCGCCGCTCCAGCTGCGCCAGCCGTTCCTGCGCGCCGCCCGCCCAGATCAGCGCGGCTGCGGCCTGCAGCGTCATGGCGGCGATCACGCCCAGCGTGACCTGGCGTTCCAGGCGCCAGCGTTCTTTTTCGGGCTGTGTCCGGCTCACGCCGGTCGCTCCGGCAGGCCCAGAAGCGCGCGCTTTTCAGCATCGCTCAGGAACTCCGCCTCGCCGATGCGCCGCCAGTCGGCGGCGCGCTCCTCAGCCAGGCCCGGCGCGCGGCTTTCATCGCACACAACCTCCAGATCAGCCCCGAACCAGGGCCTCGCCCATTGCGTCAGGGCGCGCGCGGTTTTTCGGGTCAGCGGAAGGATGGTCTGCCGCCAGAACGCCAGATTGGCCTCGCGATAATTCGCGTAGGTGTTGTCGCCGGGAAGACCCAGCAGCATGGGCGACACGCCGAAGGCCAGCGCGATTTCCCGCGCCGCCTCGCGCCGGGCGTCCAGAAACTCCATATCGGCGGGCGACAGCGACAGCGCCTTCCAGTCCAGCCCGCCATCCAGAACCAGAGGCCGGCCGGCATTGGACGAACCCTGGTGGGCATCGGACAGCTCGGCCTTCAACCGCTCGAACTGGTCGTCCGTCAGGCGTCCATCGCCGCCCGAATAAACCAGAGCGCCGGATGGGCGTGCGGCGTTATCCAGCAACGCCTTGGTCCAGGCCGCGCCGGCATTGTGTATATCCACCGCCCGCGCCGCGGCCTCCAGCGGTGACAGGCCGTAATGATCATCTGTCGGGTGAAACAGGCGCATATGAAGGATGGGCGAACGGCCAGAGGCCGCATCCCGCTTGAAGCGCACGCTTCGGCCCGCCACAGCGTATTCCCAACCGTCCGGCCAGCCGCGCGCGCCAGGACGAACCTTCATCCGATCGGGCCGCAGCGCGTAAAGCTCCCGCGGGGCGCCATCCAGCGAGGCCGCTTCCAGATAGGCGTTTCCGGCGGTTAGCAAGTATCCATAGAAGCGCTCGAACAGCTCAGCGGCGCTTTGCTCGGGGTTTGGCGCGCCCAGAAGCGCCGCCAGCGGGTCCGTTGTGTCCGCCGCAGCGCCCGCGCGGCGAATGTCCAGCGGCAGGGACGCGGAGGCTTCAGCGATCATGCGGACGCAACGATGCGCCACCGGATTGGCCTGGTAGCCTTCGCGGACGAGCCGGGCGTAATCCCGCGGCGTCCAGACCGGCGCGCCCGGGGATGATAGAGCAATCAGCCCGGCCGCCGCGCTCTGCTTGGCGTCAGGCGCACGCCCGAAGGCGCGCTGTAGCAGCGCTCTCATGAAAGAGCTCCTTTTCGTCGTTAAAGCTGTCGTATTCGCGGGGCGGACTCCGAGCCCAACATCAAATCGGTCAGCGCCCAGACCAGCGCGTCCACGCGGTCATCGGGACCGTCGCCGGTCCCGAGAGCGCGCATCTCGGCCTCCAGGTCCGTGAAAACGCCGCAATGCGTGACGCGACGCTGCTCATAGAGCGCAGCGACAGGTTCGGCGCGAACCGCTTTTCCGCGCGTGGCGCGCACGCACCTTATGGGCAGGCTCGGCGCAGCGCTTCTTAAGACGCTGGCCACAAGGTCGCCGCCCTGATTGACTTCTGCGACCACACGGTCCGCGTCCCAACGCTGGTAGGCGCGGGCCACGGCTGCGGCCCATTGATCCGGCCTTGCGCCCTGCAGGCTCTCATCGGCCAGCACCCAGGCGCGGCGCGCCAGGCC